TCTACTGATGTTAAAGACACTAACGGAAAAGAGATTTTAGAGGGCGATATTATCGAAACTTTAAACGACGAAGAAGGGCTATTTGAAGATTTAGGCAAATATAAAAATGGTGAAGTGGTATTTATAAACGCTATGTTCAGAATTCAAGAGCGATATATAGGAGCGACACAATTAGGAGCTTATGTTACATGTGGGTGCTGTAATCAATCTACTCTTAAAGTAGTTGGTAATATATTTGACTTAAATAGAAACAGAATTTAAAATATTAATATGAATCCAATTGAATTTTGCTACTGGCTTAATGGTTACTTTGAACTGGTTGAAAAAACTAGTTATCCAACTTGTTCTATAACAGCGTCTCAAGGACAAATAATTAAAGATAAGTTAAAAAAAGTGCTTGGTGACGACTTAGAAAGCCTTAATAATTTTAATGGAGAACCAATGGTTTGCGAGCAGGAGAATAAAGTTACAGTTACGATGCCAGAGATGGAAGTATCTGACAAAATATTAAGACAAGTCGCCGCTTTGAGAGAGTCAGTGGCTAAATCCAGAACGCATTTGGAGAAAAATGGAGCGTGGATTAAGCCGTGTTCGATAGAAAATCAAAATGGTGAAATTACAGTAACAATGAATTTGTGAATGAATTTATTCTTTTTAAGGCACCAACCATTTAGAGACGGTATTCATAGATTTGGCTGGAACGCCGTAGTCTCTAAACTGAGAGAAAAGCTCCATTCAGAATCTTCTGAAACCGCATTTGACGATTTTTTAGAGTTTACCATATTTTCAGATAAAAATATAAGAAACGTTGTTCTACCATTTACTTTTCCTTGGTTTGCTTTTATTCATCATCCTAGCAATGTCACTTTTCCTTTTGACGTTAGTTTTGGCGCTCCTGCTTTATTTAGTAGTCGCTATTTTCAAGAAAGTCTTTCTTTCTGTAAAGGGATTTTTACGCTATCCGAAACGCTAAAACGTGACGCACATGTCCTTTTAGATAGAAGCGGTCATAAAATATAAATGTCCATAGTTTATATTATCCAACCGAAACGAATGTAAAACAATTCGATATTAGTGAGTTTGATAAGTCCCCAAAGATTGTTTGCCTAGGTTGGTGGCTAAGGCGCATGGAGACGCTATACAAGCTCAAAACGCCCCATCCTAAGTTCTTCATGCTTGGTTCATCTGAATGGGCAAGGGCTCAATTCGACTTAATGAACGAGCTTTATCAAAAGAAAAGAAAGCTTAAACTTAATCTACCGGAACCAGACTCTTCAGTTCTTCCTCATTTAAATAATCATTTGTATGATAATCTCATAGCAAGCTCTATAGTCTTTCTAGATTTAATAGATACAAGCGCCAATACGGCAATAGTCGAATGTATGGCGGCTTCAACGCCAGTGTTAGTTAATCCATTAAGCGCGGTTGTCGAATACCTTGGGGAAGATTATCCATTCTATTATGACTCTATTGAAGAGGCTAATGAGAAGATTAATAACAGAAAACTTATCATAGAGACTCACGAATACCTTAAGTCTCCAGAGATAAAAAAGAAAATTAGCTACGAGAATTTTTACGAATCGTTTGTAAATATTATATCTAAGTAAGAATAAAAGTACTTAAATAACGTTAAAGGCCGCATTTTTTGCGGTCTTTTTTTATTTATATAGATATGATGTAATTGATGAGACCAAAAAAAGAATCTGATAATTCGGTTCGTGTCCCTCAACGTGATAAAGTCAAGAAATCTTTGAATATCAAAGAATTACCTTGGACTCAAAAACAAAAAGAATTCATAGAACTAGCATTAAATAAAGAAGCGAAAATTATTCTAATCTCTGGACCTGCTGGAAGTTCGAAAACAGCTATAGCGACTTTCGCCTCGTTAAAACTGCTTTCTGATAAGAAGATATCAGATATCGTTTATATTCGTTCCGCTGTTGAGAGCTCAGACGCTAAGCTTGGCTTTTTACCGGGTACTGTAGACGAGAAGTTGCTTTATTACAACATGCCATTCTATGATAAACTTGAGGAATTTTTAAGTCCATCTGAAGCTAAGGGACTAATTCTAGATAATAGAGCTAGTAGCTTCCCCGTCAACTTCGCGAGAGGAATGACATTCAATGTAAAGAGTATCATTTTCGATGAGGCTCAGAATTCTTCGCTAAAAGAGATTATTACTCTACTCACTAGGTTGGGTAAGCATTCTAAAATGTTTATATGCGCGGATATAGACCAAAGCGATTTAGCCTCAAACAAGCAAGGCGGCTTTCAAAGGACTCTTGACATGTTTAGCGACGAAGATTCTAAAAAGCATGGTATTTATACATTTGAATTTGGAGTTGAAGATATCATGAGGTCAGATTTGGTTAAGTTTATCGTTAAAAAACAAAAAGAATATAAAAATACTTAAAAAAGAAAAAAGTTTATTTTTTTCTGTTTAGTGTAACTATTATTAGTGTAGTAAATTCAATTATGAAAACTTATTGCAGAGCTTGCGGTGAAGGGACTGAATATTCTATGAGAGAGCCGGTACTTTGTGCTTATTGCGGTCAAGCATTCTCCTCTATCAAGACTATTACTCCTGCCGTCGCTGTTAATACTCCCAAGCGTGGGTCATTTACTCCGCCTGCAAGAGCGGCTAGACCCAGAGTTGAAGAGCCTCTTCGTCAAGACATATATAAAGATGGAGATGACGATGATAATTCTTTTCAAGAAGATGATGGTTCTCAAGAAGATATTAATGAAGTAAGAAAAGTATCTAATGCTATTAATAGCATGAATACAAGAGTCCCATTTTTAAATATACAAACTCCAAGAAGAACTAGAACAACTATCAAGGATGTTCAAAACTCTTCCGCCTCTAATGATGTAGTTAGACCGATTGAACCTGTAGAGGCTACCAAAAAAGGAAAAGGTAGACCTAAAAAAGAATCCGCTAAGGATATATTAGACGAATTCAAAAGAGAAGCCGGTACGCTTCGTAAAAAATAAATATGAACTTCGAAGATAATTATGAACTTATTTCAAAAGAGATAAGTAAGCGTCGTGCTCGTTGGAATCTTTCTGGGCTTACTTGGATGGATTTTGACGACGTTTCACAAATCATAAAAATACATATTCATAATAAATGGGGACAATATGATAAAGAGAAGAGTCCGCTTATTAATTGGTTAAATAGAATAATTACAAATCAAATAAAGAATTTAGTTAGAAATAACTATAGCAACTTTACCAGACCTTGTTTGCGTTGTCCAGCGGCGCAAGGAGAAGACTTATGCGCCGTATATGGTCTACAATGCTCCTCTTGCCCTCTTTATTCTCATTGGGAGAAGACAAAGCAGTCGGCATTTCAAACGAGACTTCCATTACCTATAGAAAACCATTGGCCAGAGGTTATGTCTCAATCTGAAGACTCATTCGATGTCGAAAGAGCTGCTGAAAATCTTCATAAGTATATGGAAACAGTACTTAAACCTATTGAATGGGAAGTCTATAAATATTTATATATAGATAATCTATCCGAAGAAGAAGCTGCTAAAAGAATTGGATATAAGACCTCTGAAGTTAATAAGACGCCGGGTTATAAACAAATAAAGAACATCAAAAAAGCTATTATCATGAAAGCGAAAAAAGCTTTAAAAAATGAAGACGTAGATATATGAGTGAAGATGTAAACGATAGTAAGCCGAAAACAATATCTGAAATGATGGGAAAGCCCATTGTTAAAGTTCCAAAGGCTGAAGTTAAAGAGCCGGTAAAAGTTCTTACTTTATCTCCAGAAATGGGAGCTAAGGTTTTAGACGCTCTTAATGATAATAAAGATAATCCTCCATCTATTGATGAATTAATTGAAATAGCTTGGGGCTCTAAATTTGATGTTAGGTCTCCAGAGGGAATGGCTGTAAGGTCGTTTATTTCGGATAAAAAACAAAAAATGGATAAATTTGAAGACGAAATTGTTCTTACTCCAGAACAAAAAGCCTATATAGATGCGAATGCATTTAATATGTCTTCTTTGGAGATATCAAAGATTTTATTTAGAAACGAAAATCTTACTCCATTAAATAAAGAATCAAGAGCCGTATATAAATACTTTTCTGAAGTTAATACTGGTAAAAAGAAATATGATAAGACTGATGATTATACAGAAGATGATTATACTCCTCCTAATTCAATAATAATGACAGTATCTAGAGTAAAAAGATACGTGCCGATGTCCCAATTGGATTCTAGAAAACTTACTCAAAGAGAGAAGAAAGCCGCTGAATCTTTAATGGCTTATCTTCATACTCTAAGGTTCAAAAGACAAATTACTTCTTTTTCTTCTGCTGAAGATAGAGAATTATTTGAGTCTGAATTTATTAGATGTTGTTATGATAAGTCAGATTTAACTGAAGAAGAAGTAGACCAATATATTGTCTATTCAAATGAGGTTGTTATTAGCAGAAATATCCAAAAATCTATTAATATTTTTCAAAAGAAGTTAGAAGATGATAGCGACGAAGATAAAAAAATAAGTATGGTTTTAGTAGAGGCTATTGGTAAAATGAGAGATGAGTATAATGCTTCTATTAAAAGACAACAGGACTTATTGAAAGACCTTAAGGGAAAAAGAGCGGATAGAGTCAAAGAAAGATTAAATGACAATGCTTCTGTTCTAAATCTAGTTCAAGCGTGGAAGGAAGAGGAGTTTAGGCGAAAGACTATTCATCTTGCTATAAAAAGACAAGAGACGCTTAAAGAAGACATAAAAGAGCTGACAGATATGGATGAAATAAAAGCTAGGATTTTCGGAATTTCTCAAGACGAAATACTTCATGGATAATTTGCTAAAATGTAAAGAGTGTGGCGCTGACTTTGATAAGATAAAATCTATTCATGGCCATTTTCGTGCCCATTCTTTATCGATAGAAAACTACTACCACAAATACTATCCTAGATTTGACCTATGTTCGAAAGAGCTTTTAGTATTTAAGGATATTGATTCTTATTTTAATTTTGATTTCAATAATCGAGCTAATTTAGTTAATTGGCTTTTAAACTCCGATAAAGCAGAATCGCTTAAGTATTTTAATAAAATCATATTGTCAAAAAAAGAGAAGAAAAACATAGTTAATACCCCATGCCAAGTAGAGCTTCGTAGTTGGCAAGATACCCCATCTATAATACTATTCAATAAGTTTTGTTCTGACGGTTATTATAAATACATGGAATCATTTGGGTTTAAATCAAGACTTAAAGATACGCCCCATATCCCAAATCATTGTAAGAGTATAGACGAAGCTAATGTTCAAATAGATACTAGAGAGCAGTTACCAATTGAGTTCGGTAATATGAATAGGATAGTTAAGAAGCTGGATTTCGGAGATTATAGGCTCTATAATGACAATAATTATTCTGTATATTTCGAAAGAAAATCTGTATCTGATTTTATAGGCACTCTAAGTCATGGTTTGAATCGATTTAAAAATGAAATCAAATTAGCTAAGGACAACGGAGCTTACCTAATCATCTTAGTTGAGGAATCTTTAAATAATTGTTTAAATTTTAAATCTCTCAGTTCGACATTTGATAAAATTAAGATTACCCCTCAGTATATTTTTCATAACGTAAGAGAATTAATACAAGAAAACGATAATATCCAATTTCTTTTCGTAAATAATAGAAATGAAATGAGTAGAGTAATGAATCGTATCTATTTAAGTGCCGGTAGATATAAAGAAGTTGATTTACAACTTTTGTATGATTTAAAAGGAATTTAATATGTGGTATGTACCAGATAAATATAAAATTGATGTCCCTAATCTAAATAAAAATTTATTAGAAATGGAAGGGGAACTAGATGATGAGAAAGCTAGAATAAGTTTAGCTAAATTTCTTCGTGGAAACATTGGTTTCACTACGGAGTTGATATCTGGCGTGCGTTTGGCGGGATTTCAGGAGATAGTATTAAAAGCGTTTCTAAATAGAAACTTTTCGATGTGCGTATTTAGTCGTGGTGGCGGAAAATCATTTTTAGCTGCTGTGTTTTGTTTTTTACAGTGCATTTTTGAGCCTAATTCGAAAATTATTATAGCTGGTCCTACATTCAGAACAGCTCGTCTTATCTTCGGAGAATTAGAGAAGATAGTTAATAGCAAACAAGCGAAACTTCTTAGAGATTGTTTTGAGACGGTCCCTTCTAAGAGAAACGATATCTTCGAATGGCATATTAACGGAGGCATAATCAGAGCTATTCCTCTTAACGGCGAAAAGATTCGTGGTTTCCGTGCTAATGTTCTAGTCCTAGACGAATATCTATTGTTATCGGAAGATACGATTAAAAACGTATTGATGCCCTTCTTGGTCGCTCCACAAAACGTTGCGGAGAGAATGAAGATAAGAGAAATGGAAACTGAGTTGATAAAGAAGGGGGCTTTAAAAGAATCCGAAAGAATAAAATTTGAGAATAACTCAAAAATGATTTGTTTATCTTCCGCTTCTTATACATTTGAGAACTTATACAAAACGTATCGTTCTTGGATTGATAAAATGGAGATGCCGGAAGACGAAGAGAGAAAAGAGCTCGATAGAGAAATGCCAGACCTAGTTAAAGAAAGTGTACCTAAATATTTTATTGCTCAATTAGGATATGAGGCTCTTCCCGCGCACATGGTAGACCCCACAATCATTCAAGAGGCTAACAGCGGCGGAGCAAATAATGCTTCTTTCATGAGAGAATATCAGGCTCAGTTTACAGATGGTTCCGACTCTTATTTCTCTGCTGTAAAAATGAAAGACTGCACTATAGATGATAATTCTCTTCCTACTACAGAAATAGTAGGTAATAAAGGCTCAGAATATATTTTATCTATCGACCCAAGCTTTAGTAATTCACCTTCTTCTGACCATTTTGCTATGGCTGTATTATTACTAGACCACGAAACGCAAAAACCTACTTTAGTTCATAATTATGCCGTTGCTGGTGGAGATTTAAAAGACCATCATAAATATTTATACTTCCTTTTAACTTATTTTAATATAAGATTTATATTAATAGATAATGCTGGTGCTGAATTTATCGATAGTGCGAACGAATCTATGCTTTTTAAGAATACTGATAAAGAAATTAAATTCATGGATTTCGATACGGCTTTAGAAGGACAAGATTATATTAATGCTGTTAAAGCAGCTAGAGCTCAATATAATGTAGAACATGGATGCATAGCGGTCAAACAATTTTTCTCTTCCGCATGGATTAGAAGAGCAAATGAACATCTAAAGGGACTTATAGATTACAAGAAGATATGGTTCGCTTCGAAAATGAACTTAAATGGAGGTAAATATCAACAAGCAGTAGAACAGCATATAGATTTAGATTTGATTCCATTTAAAGACGTTACTGAGTTTATCGACTTCCAAGACGATTGGATTCACCAAACTAAGAAACAATGCTCTTTAGTCGAAATTAAAACAAGCTCGCAAGGAACCCAGTCTTTTGACCTTCCTAGCCATTTAAAAAAGAGTACGAGACCAGACAGGGCGAGAAAAGATAGTTATACTACTTTATTGTTGGGCGCTTGGGCTAATAAATGCTATTATGATATAATGAATATGCAAGAAGATAATATTGAAGAGACATTTGAGCCATTTATTATCGGATAATATATTAATTGGTGTAATTTTTATGTGTAGTCTAGGTATTTTATGAAGAAAAGTTTAAAACCAAATAAAAAGACAGCAAAGGCTTCTATTAATTCTGCTCCAGTGGAAGAGACATTAGCTGCGTCAATTCCATTTGATGGTAGGGAAACGCCTAGGGTTTATAAAACTTCTACAGGCTCTTCTGTTAGGAGAAACTCTTCTTCTACAGAGGAACGTTCTGATAAATATGTAAATATTGAAAATAGTATTACTCCATTCGTCGGAGATAATTCAAGCATTTCTGTTAGAGAGGCTGTAAGTCTTTGTCAAAAGGCGTATTATGGATTTCCCATTTTTAGAAATACAATAGAATTAATGGTCGAATTTTCCGTTAATAATATTTATTTTAAAGGCGGAAATCAGAAATCAAGAGATTTTTTCGCAGCTTACTGTAAAAAAATTGGTATGAAAGATTTCTCTGATAAATTTTTTAGAGAGTATTATCGTTCAGGAAACGTATTTATTTATAAGCATGATGCGAAAATGAGCGAAAGTGATTTAAGAGAAATTACTAGAATATATAGCGATGGTAATAATATATCTAAATCTGCCAAGAGCCTTATTCCTATTAAATACGTTATTCTTAATCCGGTTGACATAGAATTTGTTGGGCATCTAACTTATAGCTCCGGTAATTATATTAAAACTTTAAATGATTATGAAGTAGCTAGCCTTAGAAATGCAAGAACGAAAGAAGATATTCAGTATTTAGAAAGCTTGCCTAAAGATGTTCAAGACCAAATACAAAAAGGTGCTACCTCTGTAAATATACCATTAGAACCAGATAATATTTATACAATTTTCTATAAGAAGCAAGACTATGAGCCATTTTCAGTCCCTATGGGATATGGAGTTCTTTCCGATTTAAACTGGAAAGAAGAGCTCAAGAAAATGGATATGGCTCTTACGAGAACCATTCAACAAGTAATATTATTGATTACTACTGGCGCTGAACCAGATAAAGGTGGTATTAATTATAAAAATATTAAATGTTTCGAAGAGATATTTAAAAACCAATCCGTTGGTAGAGTTTTGGTCGCTGATTATACCACAAAAGCAGAATTCGTTATTCCTCAAATTGCTGACATTTTAGACCCTAAAAAATACGAAATAGTCAATCAAGATATCCAACTTGGGCTTCATAATATTTTAGTCACGAATGAAAAATTTGCCAATCAATCATTAAAGATTCAACTATTCGTAGAGAAACTAAAACAAGCTAGACAAACTTTTATTGATTCATTTTTATACCCAGAAATGAAAAGAATTTCTGAGATTCTTGGGTTTAAGAATTGCCCGACTCCTTATTTTGAAGAGTATGACTTAAAAGATGAGGTAGAATTTGCTAGAATCTACTCTAGATTAGCTGAGTTAGGAGTATTAACCCCAGAAGAAACGTTAAGAGCTATTGAAACAGGTATTCTTCCTACTCAAGAAGATTCTGAAGCATCTCAACGCAAATTTAAAGATTTAAGAGATGAAAAACTTTATTTGCCAATTGCTGTATTAGCTCAAAATGAAAAAACAGCTCAATTAGCGGGAAGACCTCAAGGTACGAAGGCTCCACAATCGACTAAGAAGATTTCGCCAATTGGCGCTTCTTTTGATATCAATAAGATTAAAGATGTTGCTGTAAGAGCTTCTAAGTTAGAAGAGCAAATAAATAAATCTATTAAAAAGAAATTTAAACTTAAAGATATAGGAGAAGAGCAAAGAAAAGTTCTAGATGAAATTGCTTTTGCTATTATGGCTAATGAGAAAATTGGAGATTGGGATGCTAAAATTGACGAATATCTTAATGAGCCAAAAAATCCAAATTCAGAAACATTAGCTAAAGTTCAAAGTATAGCTAGTGAACATGAGTTAAGTGAGTATAGTTCTTTGATGCTTCATTTAACTAAAAATTAAATATGCCAAGATTTAGAATTCCATATAGTGCCGAAGCTTTATTTGTAGGTCCATCGCCTGCAACGGGGTATAATTTTTTGGACTATAATAGTAATCTAAATAATAATTATACAAGCGGTGTTAATAACATAAATTTAATTACTCATTTAAATAGAGTTCAAAACGTATCATTTGATATAATAACTCCTAAAACTGATGTAAAAAGTTTTGGTAAATATGGTTCTGTAAGAAGTTATGCGGCTGAAACTCCAACTGTATCATTAAATTTCGAGTATCTTCAAGTAGGTGTTAGAAATGAAGATAAAATTGGACTATACGTAAATTTCCCAAAGCAAACATATCAAGGGCTATCTGACCCAGTTTTCCCAGATAATTATAACGTTTTTTTACTATCTGGATTTTATACTTCTAGCACAAATAGGAGTAATAGAGCTTATAATTGGCCATTCGACTATAGGGATTCTAGAAATTTCTTTTTATCTGTAGCTAAGAATGAGGGACAAGACTATAACGCTAGGACTTCTGGAGCAAATGTTCAAGACTCTAATGTATTTGCTTTTGGTAATTGTTACTTAAATTCTTATAAAGCTCGTGGTGCTGTTGGTGATTTTCCAAGAGTAAGTTGTTCATACACTGCTGAAAATTGCGTAATGTATACAAGTGGGAGTGGAATATCTAGTCCAGCCGTAGACCCACAAACTTTTTCTCAATATTCTAGTGTTAAATGTGTCCTTCCTAACGGTTATGATAGCGGAATAGTTTCTGCTTTATTACCCGGAGATATAAGCATTAATGTTACAAGTTTCCCTATAATAACGGGGGTTTCTGCGCTAAAAGGCACTGGTAACGCAATGACCGCAAATCAAAGTATTTATAATTTAGGTATTTCCTATACCGGAATTGAAATAGAAAATTATGATTTAACGTTAGAGATGCCGAGAAGAGCTGTTAAGTCTTTGACTCATATCCTTCCAATAAATAGGAAGATGATTTTTCCAGTAAAATGTAATTTAAATTTACAAATAGTTGTTCATGATTATGTAAGCGGTTCTGTCGAAAATATTTTTAAATCAGAGGAGAACTATGATGTTTCTGTTATTATAGTAAATCCATATTCTGCATCTTTACAAGGTACAGCTATTAGATACGATTTAAAAAAAGCGGTATTAAATTCTTTATCGTATCAAACATCGATTGGAGCTAATAAAATATTAAATCTTGCGTTCTCTACCGAACTAAGTCCAGATGATTTTTCAAGAGGTTTATTTATAAGCGGTTTATATAATAGTAATCAATTGTTATCTTCTATAGGAGGTCTTCAACAAGAGAACTCATTTTATATCCTTCAAGAAGATGGTAATAGAATACTTATAGAAGACAATAATTTCCAAATTTAATATATGACCCAAGACCAAATTAACGCTATTAAAGAATCAAAAGAGATTATAAATATTATAAACTCTGAATTGGTACTGAGAGGAAAAAATACTCAAAAGTATCTAAATAAAGCGATAGAAGAATTTAATTTGGCTCAAAAAGAAGAAGATACTTTATTTTTTTGCTTATCTAGGTCTTTTGACGCTATTTATGGTAATAAATTAAATGTATCTTTATCTAATAATGGCTTTCGATATGAACCTTCTGAAGAATCCTCTAGGAAAGTATCTATTATATTAAAGAGCTATTTATCATCTGGGAGATTAACTCTAAACCCTTCTGATTTATATATTTCACAGCCTAAAGATAAAAACTTCATCTATTTTTAAAAAATATGTGTAATTTTTGTTAGTATGACACAGGACGATATTAAGAAGGCTCAAGCTTCTCTTCTAGAGTTAAAGAATAAATTATTAGAAGCTCGCCAATCTTACATTAAAAATAAATATCCTAATATTACCGAAGCTAAAGTTTCTAAAGCTGATGGAATGGATGGAATGGGCGATTCCGAAGACTGCTGCCCACCGAAAGATGATTATTTATATTGGTTTACTGAATATCTCTATAAATATGTATCAAATGTAGAATCTAGTTTTTCGGACTATGTCTATAATCATGCCGCAGGCCATTTACCAAAAATTAGTGGAGCGGATAAGATGCAAAAAGCTCTTAAAACTCTTGGTTTAGAGGGAGATTACGAAGTTATTAAGCCTGCTGTCTACGTTAGCGCCTCCAAAACTCGTCACGGTTCTAGATTCGTCCTCTAATATGAATTCTCTAATATCATCATTTTCTAATTGTAAAATTAGAGTCCCAATTTCTGAGGAAAGAGACTCTCTTTTATCTTTAGCTTCCGTAGCTGAGATTAAGCCTCTTATCCCAGCGATAGATATGGACGCTAATTTTGATTTGCTTCCTATAGCTTTTGACTCCTGCGTCGCAAACAAATTTAATAAAAACAATGATGGTATAGATGGTCAAACTGCTGTTGCCATCGCTAAAAACTTTATTTATAAGCCAATAAATATAGAACATAAGCAAGAAAACATAGCTGGTGTTATATTAAGTGCTAATTTTACAGCTATTGATAGTCATAGAGTATTAACAGAGGTAGAAGCTTCTCAAAATGAGATTCCATTTTATATAACTTTAGGTGGAGTTATTTGGAAAAATATTAAACCTTCTTTAGCCGAATATATAGAAGAATGTGCTGACCCATCTTCCCCAAATTATGAAAAAATTTCAGCAAGTTGGGAGCTAGGCTTTCAAGAATACGTCATCGCTCTTAGAAGCGATTCTTCTCGATTACTTAAAGGGTCTGAACTTGTCACCGAACAAGAACAAATCGATAAAATTGAAAAATTATCTAAAGCTGGTAAATACGAAGGCAAAAAGATATTTAGACTTTTGACTGCTGGTGTAACTCCTATTGGAATTGGATTAACTGAAAATCCAGCGGCAGATGTCAAAGGAGTAGCGTGCGAAACTGAAGTAATTAATGATAATTCTACTTCAAATGCAAAAATAGTTGAGAAAAATGAAAATAATATTTCCCTAATATAAAAGCTGATGTAATAGTAAACGAAGAAGTTAAAATTATGAATCTTTTAAGCCTAGACGAAATTAAAGATGATGCACTTAAAGCTGGGACCATTACAGCTAGCGTTATCAAAGACTTCTATATGAAGAAAATAGAAGAAGCCTGCTCCGAACACGTTAAAAAC